TCCCATTTTAAATTATTTTAATTGTTATTGTTTCATTTTAATTCTTAATCGAGAACTGTCATCACCACTAACTGCGCGGATTTTAAATCCAGAATTTGTTGTAACCGCTTCATGACCTTGGCGAGGCGACATATCTACATTTTTAGATTTTGCCATAGTTTCTTTAACGGCATCTGCCTTTCCTTGTTCATAAAAATGGTTTGCAATAGCATCTGCATTCATAGCAGTAAATAATGCTTTGTGATAACCAGCTGCATCAGATAATTCATTATTCTCGTTAACAAACTTGTTAACCAATGTATTTATATCTGATTGAGATGATTTAACATTACCAATATCTTTTACATTAAACCTATATTTATTACTTCCAACTTTGTATTCAAAACCTTTGAATTCATCTGAAAATAATTTATTGGTTTGCTGTTCAAAAACATTTCGTTGCTGTTCACGCAATTTTTGTGTTGATTCTTGTTCAACTTTATAATCGTTGTAAAACTGAACCGCTTCTTTTTGTTCTGGAGTTAACTTTGAACTTAACTTAAGGTCATCGTAATATTGATTCTTCAGATTAGAAAGATTTGATTTAGCTTCAGCAATTGATTCTTTAAATAGTAATTTTTTTCTTTTTACATCTCGCTCTTCATCAACTTCTTCGTCATATGAAAAATTGTCTTCAATTAAGAAATCAATTTCATCAGTTGATAAATGCGGTTTAGTTTGTTGATAGTATTCACGCAAAAGTTGCATGTCATCCATACTATCATAGTCTTTATTAAGACTTACATAATCTTCAAGCGTTCCACCAGTCTCTTCCATAAATTTGACTAATTTGTCAATATTTTCTGGTAACTGATTGGTTTCTTGATTATTATTTACATCTTCCTCTTGTTCTTTAAGCTTATTAGGAATATCTTTTATTTTATCCGCTAATGTAGCTTCTTGTTCTACCGTTTCTTCATCTTGTACGAGCTCGAGGACTTGCTCTTCTGCTGTACTTTCATTGTTATCGGACCGTATTTCTTGGTCCACTTCCGCGCTATCTTCGGTTCGTTCGCCCACATCCACGCTTGTTGTTTCTTGCTCTTGAACGGCATCTGTTTCTTCGGTTTGAGGTTGTTGTCTTAAATCTATTTTAATGGTACCATCATCATCAACAGTAACATTGCTAGGTTTCTCTTCTTCTTGAACTTCTACCTTTGGTTGTTCTTCTACTTGTTGCTCAACTGTTTCTTGTACAGTTTCTTCAACGTTGTTTGCTTCTTCAGCCATAATAAAATAATATAAAATTGGTTAAATAAAAATTATCTAGGTTCAAACATTTCTAAATTAAATCCGCTACCCATTGTATCATTTCCAGCAGATTCAAATTCTTGTTCACCTTTTTTATCTTTTCTTTGCTCTATAAGTTTAGATTGTTGTGATGCTTGTATACGAGTTCTTTCGTCTTTACGATCCTCTTTATACTTTTCTTTATCAGTAAGCATGTCAGTCTCTTTATCCTTAAGAGCTATATTAAGATCAAACTCATATTTCATAAGTTCTTTCTTAAGTTCTTTTTCTTGCATCATTTTTTGCATTTCAAGATCATTTTCAATTTGAATGAGTTGAACTTTTTGCCCTGTAATTGCTTCATTCTTTTGAATTTCCATTTGAGCTGCTACTTGTGTATTTTGTGAATTAGCATCTGCTTGGGCTTGAATATTACGTTGCTGTGCTTGTTGATCTTGTTCAAGTTTTTTCTTACGTCTTACTTTTAGTAATTGATTAGCAAGTTTAATATTTTTAATTTCTCTAATATCAATTGCATCTTCAAGATATATTTGGTCTTTGGCTAATGCTTGCTGTATATTATTTTCAAGCATTTGTTTTTCCTCTTCGTCCGGTGCTAATTCAATAAAAATACCAAAATCATGTAGGTGCATATTTTTAATATCTTCTAACGTACCAACATTAAATCTTCCTATGCTTGATATAAAAGCATCTCTTGTAGGCGAAAACTCTAATACATCTGATATGCGCAAACTAATTGCTTCAGCAGTTTTTGCTGTTAAATATAAACTTGATTGTAATATATGTCTTGTAGCTGTATTTGAATTTGCAGCTGCAAGCTTTTGTACGCCCACTAAAGCATTTGCATCAGGTGTTGAACCGTCTCTTGCTTCATTTAAACCTGTTACATCACGGATCATTTGTAAATAATAATTATAAGTGCTTATAAGTGAACTTATTTTATTATTACCGCCATTTGATGTTAATTCAGTAATTGGTACACGACCAGGATTCATATCACCTTCTGTTGTCATTGATCTACCAATAACAGAACCCGTTTGAAAAAACATATTTAATGCTTCTTGCGGATTATAGTTTGTACCATTACCTAAATCAATTTCTGCTAAACCATCAGCATCAAGGTATACCCCATCTGGAATCATTCTTGACATTACTTGTTGCAGTTTTAAATGCGTTAGCTGTATCATATCAGCAAAACCAGTAATACGGCTTACAAGTGACTCAATGCGTCCTTTATAAATACGAGGAGCAACAACATGATAATTTAACATTACTTTTGTTGTATCGCTTTTAGGGCGTATCATATTTTTAGCTAACTCCCACTTTAGTATTCTTTTTGTCCCTAATACAAAAGCTCCATCATATACTACCTCAATAGATCTTGCTTCTTTTGAAAATCTTGCTCTATCATCTTTTGGCGGATTAAATTGATCACTTTTAGGAATTGCTTTATCAGCACCGCTAGCTGTTTTCTTTACTTTAAATACTTCATTATTATATGTTTTATAATTAAAATATAAAACTTGAATTGTATTTGCGTCAAGTACACTATCTTCATTTATAAAACGATTGTGCGATGCAGATGTTTGTGTGCCTTGTTTAGTTAAATCATTTAAATCATCTTCTGTTAATGCCGGGAATTGTTGCTTTAACTCGTTGATTGTTACACTTTTAACTTCACCAATATAATATATATCATCAAAATAAGGTGAATATGTATAAGAATAAACAATATCAGCAGGATCTACATATTTAACTTTAATGCCTTCAGAAGTATTAAATTCATTTTTAGCCGCACCAATACCAATTGTAACTAAATCATAATTAATTCTACGCTGAGTTAATTCATAATTATTAGCATTCATTACAGAATTTATAGCTTGTTCTTCAGCTATTTCAATTGCTTGCTTATATTCAAGCTGCATGTGTAATGATAATTCTTCTTCAGTTTCAGGAAGTTTTTCAGGGTCGTTATTATATACATTAATACCAAGTTGTTCTTGAATCTGATCTGATATTGCTTTTGTTTGCATATCAGCAATTATTGATTCAACATATTTAGTACGTTGTTTAACAGAAGACGGGTCTTGGCTAAATGCTTTAATATCATAAAGTCTATCTGACATGCCATTTACAACAATGTCTACAAACTTAGGAATAATTGGTACAGGTTTCCAATCTAAATTAAGATAAGACAAATCACCATTAATTGATAATTCATCTTTGTATTTTTTTACAGACTGCTCACCTCTAGCATATAGTCTGAGTCTATGGTATTCATCTCTATTAGAATAAAATCGTGTAGCACCAGAGTCTCTTTTAAACCATTCGTGTTCAATAGCACGAGCTACTTTTAATCCGTATTCTAAACTAGCCTTCTCAGCATCGCTTGCTATTTGACTTGGAAATGAACTTTTTAAAATTGTTTCAGCCATGCTATTTAATTATTTGCGAATGCATTCCTTTATTATTAAATCTTTTTATTTGTATTCCTAATGATTGTTTTTCATACTTCGGTTTCGGATGATATAAATGCCTATTGCAAGCCATGATAGCGAGCCCAGAGCTAATAGTTGCGTCATATTTTGTTCTTTTGTTTATATCAAACCTTGCCCAATCATTTAATGTTCTATTAAAATATATATTACCGCTACCCTCCTCATTATAACCAACATATTTATCTATATATGTTTCAATTGCTGCAGCGTGAGCTTGTTTTATATCTTCAGATGTGTTAGGTATTCCACCTATTTCTTTTTCTGTTACAGATAATTTATTCCAAATTTTATCAGGTCTATTCATTGAAAATCCTCTATAACCTCTTCGTTTTAAATGATATAACAATCTAGGTTTGTTATTTTCTGCTAATATTGGCATACCATAATATATGATAGCCATTAATACATCCTCAAAAAATATTTCAGCAGTTTGAGGTCTTGCCACGTATTCTAAAAAAAATGTATTAGGCGGGGCATCTTCCATGCTAAATTTAGTAAGGCCATGTAATGAGCCTTTAGAACCTACTCCGTCTGTTGTTCCTGATATATCATACGAGTCACACCCAAATGCGCCCATATGCTCATTACCAGGATATTTCATTCCATTTTTTATTATTACATTGTTTTCTAGGTTTTTAGGAGGGGTCCAGCTAACCAAAAACCTACCTGATGGATTAGGTGAAAATATTACTCTGCTATCTTTAATACCGTTTTCCCAACTAAATGATCCTTTTGTTACTAAGCCATCACGAATAGCAGATTCGTTAAAATCAATCTGCTCGTATATTTTACTTAAATTAAATATACTATTTTTAGCTTCATCCCTAAACGCATGCTCTTCAGTGCGAGGGAATTGACGATAATATTCATTTAAACCGTCACTGTCATGTTTTAATCCATCTACTTCATTTTCCCAAAATTCTACGACTCCGGTATCGATATAGTCTTCATCATTTCCAAGGATGGATTCTTCTGGAGTATCAAAGACAGGGTATCCAAAAGAATCAATGTATCCTTCGTAGTTCCATTCCATAGGTATGAACAAACTATATAATCCCGAGCTAGTCTGTCCATTTTTGTTGCGTCTTGTAACGTCTGAGTCATAATAAAGTTTTTTGAAGTTATCCCCACCTTTTTCTAATGCATTGGATGTTGATCCCATCATACACTTTCCTATAATTCTGCTACCTAGACGCAGCGTTGTTTTTGTTACCCTCCAGTTGTTTAATATATTATCAGGCCTCTCCCACTTGCCTGATTCATCATGTACTAATAGCCTAAGTTTCTCACCATCATAGCTGTTATCACCTGTATTCTTCCAGTCTATTGTTGTATCAAGCCCCTCGAGTATTTGTTTTTCACTCGTTTCCGTAATCGATTTTTTTGTGAGTTTGGATGCTGGTACCCTATATGCCAATTCTGATTTTGGTCTGTCCATCCCGTCTTGTATCGGTTTAAAAAAGAACGGGTAGTTGACGGATATAGGTACCACTTTGTCTGTAAACATTTTTTTTGCGTCTGCACCGGACTTAGATAATATTCCAAATCTGGCATCTGATGTAATTGTAGCTTGGTTAACAGTTTCTGCTGATGACATAAAGCTAAATCCAGACCGTCTATTTTTGAGGTAGCACATTCCGTAACACCTTTTATCTGCCTTGCAAGCCTCCCAGAATATAAAGAATAATCTGTTTGCTTCTCTATAATCTGGTTTCCCAACATCAATTTTGGTGTGCTGCAGGTACATATAATGAGAACCAGTAATAAAAGTAGGTATATTCTTGTTAATAAACCAATAACCTTCTTCGCGTCTGGTAAATTCTCTATCAATATATGCATACCATTTGTTTTTAAAAGACTCCGGGTATGATTCCCAATCAAATATACTTTTTACGTTTTTAAGTTCTTTAGGAAACTCATGTGGCGTCCATCTGTTATTGTTATTATCAATTTCTTTTGGAACAGGCGGTAATGCTATACACAAATCTTGTATTTCTATTATCTCACCGATCTTACCATTCTTACTTATAACAACAATATCGTGTTCTTTATTATAACCATAATTCCATTTATTATACCTATTTAATCTTTTGATTATATTAGGTTTAACTGGTGTTACAGTTTTAACTAATGTCTGTTCGTACATTACCTAGATCTTCTTTCAGCAAATCCACCAAATGCTTCTTTCTTTTCAATGGGTTTATCTTCCATTAAATTCTTTTCAGCTTCTATGCGCGTAAGAATTTCAAAAGCATCAAATATTGCAAGTTTTTTAGTTGCAGCAGCATTTTTTAATCTATCAGCGGCAAGTTCATCATCGCCACCTTCAACAATTATTTCTTCTTCTGCTACCCGTATAAGTTCGTGTACTGCTTTATACCCAGCTTGTATTATATTCGACTTCAGTTCCTTTGCGTTCATATTTAATTGAAATTGAATTAAGTGGTACTCTATATAATCGTTCGCCGTCTATAACGAACTCATACTCACTGTTTGGTGTAAAACCTACTAAATCACCATCTTCTAAACCAAAGTTCCTTAGGTTGCTCCCTACGTGCTTTAAAACACCTGTAAGTGGCTCTTCTTTGTCTTCGGATAGATCATTAGTACTTTTAATTGGTTTTACAAAACAAAAACCTGATGGGGTGTACCATTCACCACCTCTTTTATATAAAAATATCTGGTCACTAAAGCAAAAGTATTTATTTTCTTCAAAATAGTTACGACTATTTTTTTCATTGCCTCTTATGTCATAATATCTTCTAAATACATTATGATGAATAATTACTTCATCACCTATTTGTAGATCATATTCGTCTTTAATAACTGGTGTTTCAATTATAATACCAGATCTATTTACAAACTTATGATCTTCAATCGATGTATTTAATATTAATTCTTGACCTTCAACATCTTTCTTATTATTGTATCTACCATCAATTGGTTCAACAATATAAGCATGTGTATGCTTCATTAATATTCTAAATTAAATTCAATTGATACTGCCATATTCTTGTTAAACTCTTTCCAAGGTAAAACCTCATCATTCTTTTTAATATATATTTTATAGCAGTTTTCTTCTTCTAGTATTTCTGATATAATGTGACCTCCAAAAACTTCTTGCCCTATTGAGTAGTGCATGGCATCGTTCTTATAGTCACGACCAATACTAATCTTCCGTATTAGATTCATCTTCTTTAATTGTTTCGTAACTACCGTCTTCTATATTGATATTAATCTTACCATAAGTTTCTTGTAGTTCAGATTTAAATTTATTTAACTCTTGACTAATTAGGTCATATCTATGTAAAAGCGTATGTTTTTGTATTTCAATTGAACCTAATTGTGTTTGTGTTGTTTTTAACACAGTTGATAGATTTTGAAGCTTAGTCAGCTCTTCAGTTTTAATTTGATTTTTCATTGTATAAAATTTAAGTTAATATAAGTATTTATTACGTATTTTTTAATTAAGTTATTGGGCTTCCTAAATCAGGCATATAATCACTTTGTACTCTCCATACTCTTTCTGTAGAAGGTGCTCCAATTGAATCCCAGTTTACACCATCATTAGACATTTTCCAATGACCACCGTTAGAGCACGCATAAATATTTCTACCATTAGATCCGCATGCCGTATATATTTGATTTCCTGATACTAATGTATTAGCTAATGTCCAATTAACACCATTTTCTGAAGTGTATATATACATTGATGAGTATGCGGATATTAAAGTCCATAATCCTAATTCTTCATTATATGCAATATCCCCAAATATATAATAACCGCTAAATTGAGAACTAATATCAATCCACGTTGTTCCATTATCAGGTGAAAAAACAGCAGTTGGAGAAGTTCCTGCTGATGGCCTTCCTGCAGCAACTATTTCCCCCTTATAATTTGACCCAATAGCTGTTACATATTCTGAATTTGTACTAATTGGTAATGTTACATTTGTCCAGCTAGAACCATAATTATCTGTATAATATATTCTATTTTTAACATCACCACCGCTAGTGGTTCCTAATATAAATCTATTATTTATACCAAATATACCGCATTGGAAAATTTGATTATTAAATGCGCTGGTGTTATAATTTGTAGTAGTCCATGTTCCTGGAGTTCCAACGTTAGAAATACTAAATACATTTTGACCACTACTATTATCTCCAATAGCAATAATTTTTGTACCATCTGTGCTAATTTGCTTTATATCAGTTGCAGTAGGACCAGAAGAAGATGTATTCCAATTTGTTAAATCAGTAGAATATTTTAAAACAACTCCAGATGAGGCTTTAACACCTCCAGCCCACCAATATGTTCCGTCATAAAGTATACCTCTATGCCTTTCGCTTCCAAAAGGTTGTGTTAAAGTCCAATTAGCTCCGTCATCTTTAGTATATTCTATTCCGGTATTGGTAGCTACAGCAGTTGTAATAACATCAGGTTGATCTTTATATCTTACAGTAGCATCTCTAAAGTCACCAGTAGCATTACTTGTTGTAAATGGATCATCAGCAAAAGCCATGTAGATGTAAGTGCCTCCATTAGCATTAGAAAATGTAACAGTAGAATCTAATTTAAATCCGTTTGAAAAAAACTTTATTTCTCCGCTTGAATCAGCTATATCTGTTGGATTAGTTAAATCAGGATATAATCTTTCCGCAAGTGGGTTTTGGTTTTCTCTTGCATGATCAAATATAATCCAACCACCAGTTGTATCCCATCTTTTTATTATAACAAAAGCAGGTTTAAACCCTGTATAAATAAATGGGCCATCCCCTGAACCATTTCCAGTATATGAGCCGATTTTAGAAAAACCATCTACAGAATGCCAAATATAGGCCATATAATCATTAACACTTTCATTAACATCATTTGAGGAACCTATATTTACAGTAGTTGAACTAAGTGAATTAATTCTTACACTTGATCCACCTAATCCACCAGTAGTATTTAAAAGTAAATATTTATTAGTTCCAAGAATATCTGTTAATGCATGGACAAACCATTGTTTAGTATCATTAATACTTTTTATTATTACTATGTCTGGCGTTTTTGAAAGACCATGAGCAAAGCTTGAATTTGCAGAACCGCTTCCTCTGTATCTTATTATACTAAATCCCGCATCTTTATTTATGCTAGCGTCGTCTGGAGTTATAGTACCTGTATTTAAACTAAAATCACTAGCTGTATTAGATGTACTTAATGTACCAGAATCAATAACATTATACTTTTTTGTATATCCAGCTGCTTTCCAAACCCAAGCGACCTGGTCCCCTCCATTACAACTAACATCATCATCAAGAGAAAATCCATTTATATCAAAAGAAGTTAATGAATCTATATCTTGAGCCATAGTTGCAGCTCTTATTTGAAATCTATTAGTCGGCCCATTTATAGAATCAAAAATAAAATGCTGAGTATCCCCATCTCCATTATCTCTTCTTTTTAACCAAACCAAATCCGGAGCAAACCCAACATCAATATTACCATAAGGTTTATCTTGAGTAAATGTTACGTCGCTAATATTTCCATTATATGTTGTAGCAGAACCAGATTCGTCATTAGCATCACCTTCCATATCATAGTATGCAACAAGGTTACTAATAGCACTAATATTAGATGTATCATCATCTACTAGATAACCAACTTCTGTTGGGTTTAATGCTTTGCTGTAAATTCTTATTTCATCAAATTCACCAGACCAGTTATAATCAAGACCAGAACTATAAGATAAATCTCCAATCCAAGTTTGAGCATCGCTTGGATATGAAGCACTTACACTGACTGTTTCAGTATCAACTGCAACGCCATTTATGTATAATATAGTTACATTAGTTGTATCATTTCTAGTTGCAGCTATATGATACCATCTTTCAGTTTCTAATTGATAAGTATGGGTTAATACACTGGTGTGGCTACTTGTGCCATTTCCTGCTCTAATTAAAAATTCTCCATCTGAAGGCCTGTACATAAAACTTAAAATTCCAGCATAGCCATTGGATCCATTTTGATTTATTTCAGTAAGTCTTATTCTATTAGAAGAACTAGATATACTTGAATCTAATCTTGCCCAAGTACTATATGTTACATCTCCTGTAATGTCTGTAATTTTTGGGATAACTATTCTACTTGTAGTCCCATTAAATACAGCAGCTCTACTACCATCTTTATAACCATAAGCTACACCTCGTGTATTATCGTTACCTTGATATGTTACAGCTTTAAAATAATCTTTGTTTTGTTCGGAATCTCTAGGATCAAA